CCATTTAAGTCCTCCTCTTGAAGTATCTTCTGTTGTACAGCATCAGCATAAGCCTTTTTCTTGTTGTACCTTATACAAGCTGCTTTAACTATCATACCCAAGTTAACCCTTAAGTCATTATTAAAGTAAGGACTTGGAGGTAAACCCTCACTTGACAAGTCCTTGTCAAATGATAGTGCTGGAAACATATCAACCAAATCTTTACTCAAGACATGAATCGGTACATCGCCTAAAGATTTACGCTGTTTATCAGTAATAACAGGTACAGTTACAACACGAGTAGGTAATAAGTTTTTAATAATATTAATCATTAGTTTTCTCCTAATAAAAGTTAAAATATATATACATATTATTATGTACAATTATCACCACAAGTTTTTTCTAAAATGCTGTCAATGAAAAACGCAAGCGAATAAATATTTACAATGCCACAAAAAAACCTACGGATTTTTTTGATGGCATTGTTTATTTATCGCGAAGTGCCCGTAAAAAAAAATTTAAATAATTATATGTCTGCCAAAGGCAGACTCAATAATAATTAATTTATTTTTATTTTTTATTGACAGCATTTTCACTTAGCAATTCAATCCCTGCAATTCAGCAGGGATATGAATTGGTTAGTGTAAAAAACTTAAGGGTTACCAGTAGTCTAAGTCTGATATTATCAGACTCAATAATAATGGTCGCGTACGCGACTAAAGTTATTTCCACCAAATAGTAAGATGTGCAGAGGTTACCTCTACACATCGTTGGAATACGACTCATTTTTGCCCTGCAAAAATCAGGCGTATTCCAGACTATTTGGATTGGAAAACTACTAGGTATAATTGCAGCGAAGCGTACATAATAATATGTATATATATTTTTCTATAGTTAACCTGCACTTTTAAATTTTGCTTTTGCAAGGAGTCATTACATTTCCCAATAATATCCCAAAAGCACACTTTGGAAAACCCAAATAAATAAGACTGCTAATCCGAACGTAGTTCGGATAAGTCTTATTTGGGTTTTCGCTTTTGGTTATTATGGAAATCATAATAATGGTCGCGCTTGCGCGACTAAACTGACTTCTTGCAAAAGTTTAAAAGTGCATGGCACGTTAGCAATCTGCAATTTGATGTCAACTCAAATTGCCTTGTAAGACCCCTAATTTAAGGGTCTTACAAGGAAGATTGCTTACGTGACACGCGAACCTTTAAATCATCAGAGTAAGTCAAGCAGGGACTTGACTTACTGTATGATTTATTAGGATTCGCTTAACGGAAAGTAGTATGAGGAGCTTTGTTTTGCATACTTTGTCAAAGTATGTCGCCTTTTGATTCTTTTGGCGAACCAAAAGAATAGTCGCACAATGTGCGACAAGGCTATTGATTTTAGTCTTGAAATATGATATTAGACTCCAATGTCTAACACAGTAAATAACCAAAAACTGACTATGAAACAACGCGCGCTCGTTGATACTCTCGTATCAAAAGCTTGCTCCATCAAAGAAGCCAGCGCTGAGGCTGGTTATGCTTCTGGTGAATCTGGCAGAGTAACTGCCAGTAAGGCTTTGCGCTTACCTCATGTACAGGTTTATATGATGCAAAGGGTAGCTGAAACTATAGGGCTTAACGCTACGCAAGCTTGCGCAAAGCTCCTCTCACTCTCTCGCGATGCTAAGAGTGAGTATGTACAGCTAGAGGCCAGCAAGGATATACTAGACAGGGCAGGCTTTAAAGCACCAGAGAGAGTGAGTCACCAGCTTACTGGTGACATTCAAGTTAAGATTGATTTAACATAATCAGTAAGACATATCATTACAATTAAGGCAAGGTGCAATTGCACCTTGATTGTAATGAGTGTCCTGATTATGTTAACCAATCTTAACTTGTTTGGTTTTTGATTCTTTTTGTCGGAACAAAAAGAATTCCAAATTAACCTGCGCGCTTGCGCGCTTAAATTTAATAGTCGCACATTGTGCGACTATAAGTTAATTTGGTAAAAACTATCCTGCTTAGGATAGTTTTAGTTGGGTAGGGGGTCAAAAATCGGCTCTACGCACTATCAATACCACCTGTTCAAACATTATATTGAAAAAGGTTCGATATGTTTAAAGCAATGATTATAGTTTGTATGTTAGAAACTGGGTTATGTATTTTGTTAGAAGATGATAGAAAGCGCTATGTACAAGCAACAGATTGTAAGCAAGCGCTCTTTAATCTAAAGGTGCGCGCACGCAAGTATTTTAATTACTTTACAGTTGTAGATGAAAAATGTATTTTTGTTGGTAAGGAAACATAATGTGCGTTGAAAAAATTTTTTTTCTGTAAGAGAACAGTAAAATGGCAATAATGTTAATTCAAGATTTATTAAAGGCAACGCAACGCACTGGGTTTGTAAAAATACCAGAGCATTATGGTTTTTATTTGCGTGGTATACTAAATTCTATACAAACATATAATTTAAATCCATCAAGAGATATGATAACAGAAGAAGATGTAAGTGGTGAGTATGTTGCTTTGTTACGTGTACTGTTAAATGCAAAAGAGAAAAGTTTAGGTAAACCTTTAGAAGTAGGTGATGAGCTGCAAGTTGATTATGATTTTATTAATAAGACATTAAACTTAGATAGTATTTATAAAGATGGTTATAATATAAATGAGATGGGTGATATTATTAAAACATCATTAGGTACATTTACAGCAGAAAAGAAACCTAATGGTTGGCAAGTTCGCGATACATATGACTTTGATGATTTAGAATTTGTGCCGGGCTATGAAGATGCAACAGGGCAAAAATCACCAAATACATTTGCAAATGCGTTTGATGCATCACTTGAGTCAATGAATGTATATCCATTAGCAAGATACTTTGGTGGTAAGTTAATGCCAGAAGAAGATGGTAGGTCAGCAAAGGATAGTGCATTAACAATACAGATTAATGTGCATAATGAAAATAAAATAGAAGATACAATTTTAGCAGAAGAAGAATATTCAGATGATTCTTTATTTGCATTTGAAGGCCCAATGTCCTCTCCACGAGAAGAAATTTTTAATATAGCATTTAAAAACGTACAAGAGATGGGTGCTACAAGAATGGGTGTACCAAAACCAAGACCAGAAAATTTAGGCACAAAAATAGTAGATATAGAATTACCAACAGCAAGACTGAATAAAGAAACTGGAGTTATGTAATGCCAAAACATTTATATGATTTAAACCCACATTTAAGACCTAAAGCACAAAAAGAAAAGACAGAAAAAGAAGTTCCGTCACCTTTAAAGCAAAAGACAAAGAAACCAAAGAAGAAAAAAAATAATGGCTAGAACACCTGCATGGCAACGTAAAGAGGGCAAGAATCCCAAAGGTGGATTAAATGCAAAAGGTCGTGCATCATATACACAAGGAACATTAAAGCCTCCAGTAAAGTCTGGTGATAATCCTAGACGTGCTGCCTTTTTAGCGCGTATGGGAAATATGCGAGGCCCAGAAAGAGATTCGCAAGGAAAGCCTACAAGATTACTTCTTTCCTTACGAGCATGGGGTGCGTCATCAAAAGCAGATGCGCGCGCTAAAGCAAGAGCCATATCAAGGCGAAACAAAAACAAAAAGAAAAAAGCAGCATAAAGGAGAAGTACAATGCCAATGGGTAAAGGAACATATGGGTCACAAAGAGGTAGACCTGCAAAAAAAGGTTTAACTGCAAAGCAAAAGACATTGCCAAAACAGTTGCAACAAAGAATTATGAAGTCTAAAAAGAAAAAGTAATGGCTAAGAGTAGAGTTAACGAAGCAGGTAACTATACCAAACCATCTATGAGGAAAGCGCTCTTTCAAAGGATAAAGGCAGGAACTAAAGGTGGCAAGGCAGGTCAATGGTCAGCTCGTAAGGCACAAATGTTAGCTAAACAATATAAAGCAAAAGGAGGGGGGTACAGATAATGGCTATACCTAAAAACGGAAAAAAGAAAAGTTTATTTAAAGAAAAAAAAGAAAAAGAAATTAAAGATATAAAAGTTGCAATAGAAAAAGGGGGTGACATTGGCCCTTATTATGATAAACAATTTGCTAAAGATTTATTTCTTAGGTATATAAAAAAAGGTTTGCCACCAAGAGTAGCGCAACGTGCTATGATAAAATTGTTGAAAGAGATGGCACAAAATGAAGCAGATGAGTATGCAGGCCGATATTAAGTATAAAGCAAAAGGTGGTGGGTATAGATAATGTCAGACCCAAAGGTAGGTACAGGAAAAAAGCCAAAGGGTAGTGGTCGTAGATTATATACAGACGAAAACCCTAAAGATACTGTATCTATAAAGTTTGCAACACCATCTGATGCGCGCGCTACTGTTAAAAAAGTTTCTAATATTCGCAAGTCTTTTGCACGCAAGATGCAAATATTAACTGTAGCAGAACAACGTGCAAAGGTTATGCGTAAAACTGCTGTTGTAAATATTTTAAAAAAAGGTAAGAATAGTTTACGAAGAAAGCATGGAAAGTTAAATGGCACTAGCTAAATCACAACAATCATTAAAATCTTGGACAAGACAGAAGTGGAGAACAAAAAGTGGTAAGCCATCAACGCAGGGTTCAAAAGCGACTGGTGAACGATATTTACCAGAAAAGGCGATTAAGTCATTATCAGCAAGTGAATACGCAAGAACAACAAGAGCAAAACGCAAAGCATTACGCAAAGGCAAACAGTTTTCCAAACAGCCAAAGTCTATTGCAAGAAAAACAAAAGCGTACAGATGAGTAGTTATTCACATAATTTATCTGATGAAGATAGAAGAATCTTACGCATAGTTGTTAAGAACGTGCATTTAAAATATCACCCTAAAGAGTTTTGCACTAATTGGGAAGCAGATAAAATGATAGCTGCAATAGCGCCATTAACATTAGAAAAGTTAAAAGAAGTAGGGAAGAAATTTAAAGTTGACGAACTTTAACTACAAACCAGATGGTAATGTATTAAAAAATTTTATGAAAGATAATACATTCTTTAGAGCAATAAGAGGCCCAGTAGGTAGTGGCAAATCTGTTTGTTGTAGTGTAGAGGTATTTCGTAGAGCAATCGAACAACAAAAAGCACCTGATGGTATACGTTATTCAAGATGGGCTGTTATAAGAAATACAAACCCACAATTAAAAACAACAACAATTAAAACTTGGTTAGACTGGTTTCCAGAAAATGACTGGGGAAGATTCTCATGGTCAGTACCTTATACACATCATATTAAAAAGGCAGACTTAAATTTAGAGGTCATCTTTTTAGCACTTGATAGGCCAGAAGATGTAAAGAAACTATTATCTCTTGAACTTACAGGCATATGGATTAATGAAGCGCGCGAGATACCAAAGAGTATTATTGATGCGTGTACTATGCGTGTAGGAAGATTCCCCTCTATGAAAGATGGAGGTTCAACTTGGAATGGAGTTATTGCAGATACAAATGCACCAGAAGAGGACCATTGGTGGTCTATTATGAGTGGTGATGCACCAATACCAGACCATATATCTATTCAAGATTCCAAGATGTTAGTTAAACCAGATAACTGGAAATTCTATACACAACCAAGTGGTATGTTAGAAAATAAAGATGAAGATGGTAATGTAGCATCATATAGTTTAAATAAAAGTGCAGAAAATAGTAAACATTTACGCAAAGATTATTATTCAAACATTGTTCAAGGTAAAAGTAAAAGTTGGATTGATGTTTATGTAATGAATAGATTAGGAAGTATTAAAGATGGGAAACCTGTATATAGCACGTTTAATAGGGAAGTTCATGTTTCAAAGGAAGAAATCCCTGTTGCAGAATCTATACCTATATATATTGGAGTTGATTTTGGTCTTACTCCTGCTTGTGTATTTGGTCAGCGTTTACGTGGCAAGTGGTATATAACACAAGAGATAGTAGCGTTTGATATGGGTATTGTTAAGTTTACAGAAATACTAAGACATGAAATAGCGTTACGATATAATACAAATGAAATCATAATTTTTGGCGACCCTGCAGGAGATTTTAGAGCGCAAACAGATGAAACAACACCATTTCAAATTATGCGTAGTGCAGGATTAAATGCAAGGCCAACGCATAGTAATGATGTATCATTACGTTTAGAATCTGTAAATGCACCACTATCTCGCATGATAGATGGTGTTGCAGGATTTATAATAGACCCAAGATGCGCAACATTAATCAAAGGTTTTGATGGTGGTTATCAATATAGAAGATTACAAGTAAGTGGAGAACGCTATGATGAACGACCAGAAAAAAATCAATACTCTCATATTCACGATGCATTACAGTATTTAATGTTAGGTGCAGGTGAGGGTAGAGCAATTATGCGTAATGTAAATATGCCAAGTTCAGCGTTTCAAGCAAAGAAAGAGTTTGATGTATTTACTAGAAAACCCAAACGTAGACGTGAGGGTTTATGGTCAAGATTATAAATTGTGCGTTGTTATATAGTTTAAAATATGTAATGCAAAAAAAAAGAAAGGATTAAGATATGTGTGTACCTCCTATTGTATCAAAACCTAAAATGCCAGCACCAGCACCTGTTGAAAAAGAAGCTGAAATAGAAAGAGAAAATGTAAAACAAACAGAGTTTGAAAAGCGTGAAGAAAATATGCAAAAGCGTGTACAAGCAGAAATAGCAAAACGTAGACGAGGTGGCGCAGGGCAAAGGTCGCTATTTACAGGAAGTAAAGGTGGTCTAGGATATTATGACCAGACATTAAGCTAATGCATAAAACAGCGCAAATGATGCTTGAAATGTTTGAGAAAGCAAAACAACAGCGTGTTTTGTTTGAACCTTTATTTGATGATTGTTATGAGTATGCGTTACCAGCAAGGCAAAGTTTCTATTATGAAACAGCAGGGCAAAGGCGTGATGACAAGATATTTGATGAAACAGCAGTTGTTGGAGTTCAAGAGTTTGCATCAAGATTACAGTCTGGTTTAGTTCCTAACTTTGCAAGATGGGCTGACTTTATAGCAGGTTCAGAAGTACCAAAAGAAGAACAAGATAGAGTAAACAATGAGCTAGATGAAGTAACTGATTATGTTTTTGAAGTCATACAAAACTCTAATTTTGGTCAAGAAGTACATGAAAGTTTTATGGACTTGGCAGTTGGTACAGGTGTTATGCTCGTTGAAGAAGGCGATGCAATCAATCCAATTCGTTTTAATGCAATCCCTTTACCATCTGTGTATCTTACTACTGGACATGATGATAAGATTGACCATGTTTATAGAGAGCGCACTCTTAAGTATTCACAGCTTCGTATCGCATATCCGAATGGTGAATATAGCCCAAGCCAAGTTACGGCTATGGCGAATGACCCAAACAAAGAAGTAAAAATACTTGAAGTCGTTTGTAGAAACTATGATAAAATAAATGAAGAACAACATGATTATTTTGTTATAGATGTTAATGAACGTACTGTAATATTACATGAATTATTTACAGGTACAGGTTCAAGTCCATATATCTGTTATAGATGGAGTAAAGCAAGTGGAGAAATCTATGGTAGAGGCCCATTAGTCAACGCTTTATCAGCAATTAAAACTACAAACCTAACAATAGAACTGGTATTAGAAAATGC